CTGCAAGAACGAGCGATGCCGAAGGAGGGAGAATCGAGACGGAGATGACACAGGAAGGATTTCGGAGCAAAAGGAAGAAGAGCAATCAATACTTCGGAGCGAAGTTGAGGGATGCTGTGGAGACACACGAGCAACACAATGGCCTGCAAGACCAGGAGAAGAGCAATACGAGTGGGAAGAGCCACGGGTCACCGAAGCTCAATCCAAATTGGGTGGAGCAACTAATGGGACTCAGCACAGGGTGGACAGACTTAGGCTCTTGGGCAACGGAGTTGTCCCCCAAACCGCAGAACTAGCATGGAAGACTTTATGGAAGGAATTGAATGCCCAATAAGCACATCAGAAATGAACGAAGCTTGGCACAGATTTTGGAACAAGAATCAACTAGCAATCAACGCCCATGGTTCAGTGTATCGAACAACGATACCACGCAAAGAACCATGCAGAGGAAAATTTGATATAAAAAATCATGCAAGCAAGAGAACAATGTTACCACGAATTTAAGAATATGATTCATCGCTGGTCAGAGGAGTCTGATATGGAGGATGAAGAAATTGTTCAATGTATGGTGGATGCAGCTAAAGAATACTACGACCAGGATGTCATAGAGTTTGAATTTGATATGGAACTAGATGAAGACGAGGAGGACGAAGAATGAATATATATGCCCCCACGGGAGAGAAGTTGGAGAGTTGGCCATTATGGGTGAGGAGATTAACGGATGAGAATATGGTGCTTAAAAGCAGGGTCATTGATCTGGAGAAACATAATGACGAGCTATCCAAGGAAGTAACGGATCTAAAGGTCAGATGTTGTGATATTTGGAAGCAATTAACTGAGGAGCAAGCCAGACAAGCATGAAATGGATAGATGGTGATGATGAATGGACTATCGAGCAGCAGAAGTTATGGGCAAGAAAAGCCCCGTTTGGATGGCAGAGATGTTGGCAATGTGGCAAGCAATGGAAGCAATTTTATGAAGATGCCTGCAAATGTAATGACAAGTGAATGTACCACCGGGATACAATCCGATTTATTGGAAAAAATACGGACGAGCGATATCAACATCAGTTGCAAAATTACCGAAGTGCAATTATCAAAAGCTAGGGCCACCACCCTTGCAATTAAGCCCAGAGACGTTGGAGAGGATACGGAATGCTGGACAATCGGTGAAAAGGAAATCCCGTGCAACACGCTCGAAGAAGCAATCATCGTAGGGATTGAGATATTGAATCGTGGGTAAAATAACCTATGCTGACGAAATAGACGCACGCTTTGGCGTGCCTTGGACAGATGACTTTAAGTATGATAGAGGAGAGTTAAAGTGTGCATTATCAGATGAAGAGATAGATAGACTAACAGTACAAGATCCTGTACGAGCAGAAACACTTACACGCTTGCTCCTCGATCAACCAAATAGCGAGAAGGAAGATCCAATCGAATGGGGTTGGACTCTTCCTGGGTGGCGTAGGGTCATGGATAATTGGAAGGATACAAAGATACATGTTTGCCTTGGAGGTAACAGATCATCAAAGACCACCTTCGCTTCTCGCTTGCTTGTCCACTTGGCACAGAACATACCCGAAGCAGAGATACGTTCTTTGCATGTTTCAGAAGAGCGCAGCGTGAGTGATAGCCAAAGATACGTGTGGGACTGCCTTCCGGCAAGGTACAAGAGAAGCAAGAAGAAGAGTGAGAATCATAGTCTGCAATATACACAGAAGAATGGATTCAATGCAGGGAAAGCAATCCTACCACCCACACATCCAGATGCCGAGCGTGGGAGTACGATATATTTTAATAATTATCGGCAGTATATGGCAGACCCACAAATCTTTGAGGGATGGGCAGCCCATTGTATACATGCAGATGAGGAGATTCCTGAGAATATTTTTAACACGCTATTGGCAAGACTTACCGATAATCATGGTCGCTTGATTCTGACCTTTACGACCCTGCAAGGATACACGCCATTAGTTAATAGTTTACTGAAAGGAGCTACGACAGTCAGGTCAAAGTATAGTGCGTTAATGGATAAGGAACTGCCTACTGAACAAGTGTCTGCTAATTGGCCTGACTGTCGCATATATTATTTTTGGTCACAGATGAGTCCCTTTGTGGATGCAGATGAACTTGTGCGTACCTACAGCAAGCAACCACAAGAGGTAAAGCTTGCTCGATTATTCGGCATACCAAGTAAAAGCTTTGAAGGAAAGTTCCCCAAATTCCAGCGTGAGACCAATGTAATAGAACATAGTAAGATACCATTCATCTTAGATCCATCTGTAAGTGTAACCCGTTACTTCATCTGCGATCCGGGTGGTAGTAAACCTTGGGTTGGATTATGGGCAGGCGTGACCAAGGATGGTAAGATATATGTCTATCGTGAGTTTCCTGATAGTACGATGGGAGCATGGGCAATCCCACACATTAATGGTGCAGGAAAAGCAGTGGGTAAACCTGGCCCTGGACAACGTCCTCTAGGTTGGGGGTACAGTGATTACAAGGATTACTTTGAAGCACAGGAAGATGGTGAGGAGATATTTGAGCGGATAGTTGACCCACGAATGGGAGCAGCCACAGTGCGTACAAAGGAGGGAGAAAGTAATATAATCAATACAATGAGTAACATGGGATTTGTATTCCGTGCTGCACCAGGTGTGTCTATAGACTCTGGTATTGCTAAGATTAATGATGCACTTAGCTGGGATGATACAGAAACCATGACAGACAAGAATTGCCCCAAGCTTTACTTCTCCGATCAATGCGAGAATACAATATCTTCCATGCTTGAATATGCAGGAGAGAGTAAGAGTGATTACTTCTCTGACCAAATTGACTGCCTGCGATATTTATTTGTAAGTGGTGCAGACCATGTCACCCATCGTGACATTCAGGTCACAGGTGGTGGTGGGTATTAGATTTATGAAAACTAGACTAACAGAAGAATTTACTTTTGAAGCGGCACATAGAATCCGCAACAAACGAAAGGAATACGGAGAACTGCACGGACATACACATAAAGTATATGTTACTATAAGTGGAGAACCTGATCCCGAAGTTGGGTGGTTAATCGACCAGCAAGAGTTTCGTGGAATCGTTGGCAGAGTAGTCAAGCGCTTAGACCATAGGTATTTAAATGAAATTATGGAACAGACTACCGCAGAAAGTATAGCTCTGTATTTATTTAAAGAGATAGAGAAGAACCTAGAATTTAATAATTTAACTTTAGATTCCGTAAAAGTGTGCAAGACAACAACGCAAGCGGAGGTATCTGCATGGAAGTGAGATTAGTTTACCTAGCTGGAGCAATCTATGAGATGGATGATACCTGTGTGAGGTGGAGAAAAGCTGCAAATACTATCTTACGCAAAAAGGGCATAATGAGTATCAAGCCAACAGATGCTGATTACAGAGGGCAAGAAAGTATCGCTGGAATACCAAAGCAAATAGTAGAGAGGGATAAAAGGGATATAGTCTCTTGCGATACAATCCTAGCAAAGTGTGATCACCCGTCATGGGGAACTGCAATGGAAATTATGTTTGCATGGAGTTTACATAAACAAATTATTGTGGTCACTAGTTCCATGTCTCCTTGGATTAGATACCATGCAGACTATGTGTTTCCAACACTTGATGAGGCACTTAAAGCAATGGAATACCCTGAGTTTGATCCTGGTGTTACGCAATGATTGTAATGCCATCCAACAATGCTAAAGGGATAGTCCATTATTGGGCTGGACTTGGGTATCCTGTTGGTTGGTTATTTACTCCTGAGTCAGCAGTTAGAGAACCTGTGCCGTGGATTCCTTATGGAATTGATAATGGTAGGTTTAGTGTATGGTCATCTGGTAAAGAATGGAATGAATTTGATTTCACTAAGATGTTAGATTACTACCAAGAAACTATATTAAAGCCTCGTTGGGTAGTAGTGCCAGATTGTGTAGGAGATCGTGACCAAACACTTAGGGAATGGGAAAAGTGGCATCCTATTTTAGAACAGTCCTACGATCTTACATGGGCATTCTGCGTACAAGATGGAATGACTCCACAAGATGTACCACAAGAAGCATCTGTTATTTTTGTAGGAGGCACAAAAGAATGGAAGTTGAGGAATTTAACTATGTGGACAGAGTCCTTCAATCGAGTTCATGTAGGAGCAATAAATTCCTTTAAAGTGCTAATGAGATGCAAGGAACTAGGTGTAGAATCGACAGATGGTACAGGTTGGTTTCGTGGCCCAAAAATGACAGAGGCACTAGAAAGATACTTTAAAGTACAGTCAGGAGAAATAAAAATGCCCGTGCAAGAGGAACTTCTATTAGATTGACTACATTAGGTGCATAATGTAGTTTTATGCTACACATGCTCCTAGCCAGCGACCCAGAACTATTATACGTATCTAAAGAGCCTGATATCGCTTACCTTGCGGAAGCATACAAGCGTACTCAGAGTGACTTGGGTGAGTGGTTAGATCGCAGACAAAGAGATTACGATACCCGTCATTGTTTATGGTCAGGTAAATCGGATGACTTTAAGAAGCACGCTTCACAGAGTTCAACAGGTGAGGTATTTCCGTGGGAAAGTGCGAGTGACAGTGAAGTCCGTATGGCAGATGAATTAATCTCCTGCCGTGTGGCAATGAGCATGAATGCGATTAGACGTGGTCACATTGTAGCCACACCAACAGAATCAAATGATGTTGAGCGTGCTAATGTGGTATCCATGTTCTTACGATGGTTAATTAATTCCAAGATGCAAGAGTTCTACCCAGAGGTTGAGCTTGGATTAAACCATCTATTTGAGAAGGGCATGATGGTACATTACTGCTGGTACGAGAACCAAGAACT